TTTTCTACCGTTACTTCAAACTCTTCTGTAACGTACTTGTTGTTGAGAACTTCCATTGAGGAAGCAACGTTTGAACCTTTTGGTACAACAAAGACGTAAGGGGAATCAGTAGTCTTTGCTCCGGTAGTGCCGTTATAAAGATCGACAAAGAAAACGTGCTGATAGGTTGTGCCGTCTAGACCTGAAACGTTTACAACAGCAGGAGTTCCTGGAGGAACAGTAATAAATGCTGATGAAGCGGCTTCAGTGGCAGCGCGAACAAAATACATGGAGTTAGTTCTCTCCAAGATGTTGTATGCACCCCATAGACCCTGACCACCAGTTGTTTGATCAGGTCTACCAAAGACTTTTAAAAGGTTGCCAGCATCCGTTACTAATGTCGGGTCGTTTATAGGACCCCTGGATGCAAAGCCGACAGCACCAACAACACTAGGATTAATTGCTGGAATATAGTCAGAGAAATCTTTCTCGACTGTGTAAACTCCTGGACTTACAAAATTAACCATTTATTTTCCCCTACTTGTAGATTACCTGTAACATACCTCTTGAGATGAGGTTCCTTGTGGACGTTGATAGATCTGAATATGGGACAGTCAGAACTCCCCCAGCGGTCAAAGCGTAATGCTTTGGCTCTGATCCTTCGATCATGATTATCTCGATGTTTTGCTGAGAAAGATTCTGAATTTCCACCACTGTCTTTACTTCTGTTTGGACAATTTTGGGTTGGCTCTTCTTGGTCTTACCAGGAATCTCCTGCAAAACTATCCTAGACGCAGGAGGAAGTCTATAGTGACCTCCTCTGAGAGTTGAAGAATTGATGGTTACAGGCTCAAACATTGTAATCTCTATTTATTTATCTATATACTGGCTACAGTCCAAGGATTTTTCAGGAAGTTAGCCGTAAATATCAGAATCTCCTGTCTTTAATACTACTCTTTGTTTAGAAATTTAAACGGGGCTCTGGATCTTGAGCTATACTTTCAACAATCTCACGCTCTAGCCTGTCACCGCTAAGGGGTTTAAGCTTGCCATTAGAGGCTAAAATAAACTTAGGTCTAGGGATGTACCCTTGAGCGGTAATAGAGAAAGATTTCTGAACGATTCTATCCTGTCTGTCAGCTACGCTAAAAGCAGACTGATCTGTAGAACTGTCTATGAAGGCGTGTGTTGAGTTACCGTTTTTGGTCTCTAGCCTAAGGAACGGTTGAAACTTATCTTCAATCTGTTCGGTAAGCTGGTTTAGGTCTTCCAAGTATTTTGAATATAGGTTTATACGGAAAACTAGATCTACTGGTTTAGGAGAAAAACTTATTAAGCGATAGGCTCTTCTCTCAGATCTAACGAAGATTCTTTCTGTTATCAGGTTGAAGTCTGGTCTTTTTCGTTCAAAAGTAGGAACATTGCCAGCTATGGTAACAGAGACTAGAGGGAGCTTTAGGGTTCTGTCCTCGTTCATCTTTGCTACAGCCCTTTCCTGATTACCAAAAATAACCTCTATCTCGTCATTAACCTTTTCGTCTTGATCGATAACGTAGAGATCTTTTAGATTACCTATCATGGCTTCAGTGAGATCTCTGAAGAAGTCCGCAGTATACCTGTTGTTTTTCTCAAACTGGAGAAGCTCCTCCTTTACGTCCATGTAAGTTTTTGAGTAAAGATTGTGGAACTTAGACATTAGAAGATTGAGAATGTTGGAGGCTCTTCTATTTCTGTCAATAGCTGTTCTATTAGTATTTGCTGCTCATTGGCAGATTCTTGGATAAGAGCCTGACCGTTTAGGACTGCTCCTCCTGTAGGCGAAGGGAGTTGGGCGTATTTGCCTCTGATCTCTCCCAGAATGCCTTTACACACCGCTAGTGAGAATCTCTGAATCCAGCTAATGTAGTAGTGGTGTAAAGTGTCTGAGTTCAGTGACTTAAACATGACCACTACATCCTCAGAGTCGGTGTCCCCTAAAGGAGTAGGAGTGATGAACAGGAACTGCCCGTCTACTACACGGAACATACCGTCCTTGCCGAGAACCTTTCTAATTTCCTTTAGGTAGGCTTGCATGATATACAAATCCCCTACATAGAAATTATCGTATACAAAAAAGTCTTGGAAATACTTTAGCCAGAAGTCGAACTCAAGTGTTCCGTTCTGCTGGTTGATTGCCAACAAGGTCTTCTTATAGGTGGCAAGTTGTAGATTGTTCATCACAAACTTTGGCAGCTTGTAGTAAGCTATTCCAGCTTGTGTGGTAAAGGTACAGTAGTTTAGACACCAATCAGGAGCATGGTAGTCTAGCTTGCTGATAGCCTCATCAATGGCTGTCGCAATCTGAAAGTCTGCAAGCTCTACCCTTACAACAGGATGTCCTAGCCTAGCCTTTACAAAGTCAGCAATTGACTGGTAGAAGTCCTGAAAAGCAACTGTGTCGGAGAATCTTCTTCTGTTTAGACTATCGTAATCTATTTCGCCAGGAGTTTCAATTGCGGATGACTGCAAGCTGTTTGCAGTGCCTTTCAGCTTACCAAATGTAATGCCGAACCTCGTAGATGGAGTGATATAATCAGCATCCAAAAATGTATCGAAACTTGCCATCCTAAGTTATATAGAGAAATTATTTGTGCATAAACAGATAATAGCCTGTTCCCCCTTTTTGAGGAACAGGCTATTTTAGATCATTCAGCTATTAGCGGGTAGGCTTGGCGAATGGTGCGAGTAGGAAGTTAGCAGAGCTACCGACTACACGGATGATTCTGTAGAATCGTGACTCAGGTGAAACAGCGACCTTACCGTAGCGGGTAAGCAAACCCTTTCTGGGCTGGAAGGTCTCTGGATCGGTTACGTTTGGTAGCATCTGGATTGGGATGTACGGAGCGTAAACATAACCTGCGTCCATGGGTGAATTACCCTTGTAACCCATTAGAATCTCGTCATCGGGGTAGAGTGGATCGACGTAAACGTCGTACTGACCCTGGAACTTACCCTTGTACTGGATTGAAGCACCTAGAGTGCCGATCTCAGCCGCTGGTGCACCACCTTCTAGCTTGGAAGCTGAGAAGAGAGCAGCAGCGAGGAAAGGTGAAGTAACGATGAAGTTAGCACCACCACGGAGAGTAGTCTTGTAGATATCCTGTGAAGCAAAGTTAATTGCTGCGAGCAGGTTAGCGTAGACTTCGCCAACGTGACGAGGAGCTAGACCGAGTGCAGTTGAAGCAAAGTCAACAAGGAAGACGTTGCGATCAGTGCCAGCAGGATCTGAAGTACCAGCGACGGTATCGCCTGAACCACCGTTTACTTCGTATAGGAAGTTGCCGGGGGTGAAGTCAACACCATCAGTACCAAAGTTGTTAGCGTTTGGCTGCTTGAGGGTTTCGCGGTTGAAGCCGCCACCAGTAGCGTAGTCGTAGGCAAGATAACGAATATCTTCGATTAGCTCTCGGTCAATCTCAAGCTGAACTTCCTTTGAGAGAAGGTCAGTTAGCTCACGCTCTAGATCGAGGTTGTGATAAGCACGAAGGTCCTGTGAAGCCTCTAGGGTCCAGAGAGCGCGGAACTTTCTGGTTCTAGCGGTTACAGCTTGCTGCTCGATGTGGAGGTTTAGCTCAGGAATTGCGGTACCTGCCAAACGCTCACCAGCACTTACGTTGAACTTAGCACCGATGTAGTCACCGTTTACTGAACTCGGCCAGTTTGCGATTTGACCACCAACAGTGCCTGAAGCTGCGGTCATATCGTTTGAACCCTGGGCGGAGAAACCTAGCTGGTCATAGCTTGATACACCAGCGTCGATATCGATGCCACCATCTGAGTTAGCAACTGGAGTACGACCACCGTAAGTTAGGTTGAAACGGCTGTAAGCAGTATCCTTATCTGGAGTTGCACCATACTGACGAGTAAAGCCAATGTAGAATACTTGGCTGACTGGACCTTGCATGGGCTGAACACCACAGATCTTGTTAGCAATTAGTTCAGGGAAGACCCTGCGAACGATTGGGAATGCGAACTTTTGGAAAGTACCTAGGTTACCTACGAAGGTTTGCTCCTCAAGAACCTGACCATGCTCTTTCTCATACTCGTTAAGTATTGAACGGGCTTGGTTCTCAAGAAGGGTTGCCGTAGTTTCTCTAATTGCGGCATCATCGATGCCCTCCAAAATTGGCTCCCACTTTTGAACTAGCGGATTAGTTTTTTCTGTAAGCATTAGATTATACCTCGATTGATACGAGAAAGACCGATAACGTCTTCGGTTAGGAAGCGATTGTGTAATGCAGCCTCACTCACTGAGGGACGGTCAGGATCGTTAGTCACGACCTCGGCTGCATCGGAACCGTGGAATTCGGAACCGAGTTTGGCCTCTAAAAGATTCTTTGCGTGTTCTGCGTCAGTTACTGACTCGTTTAGAACTTCGTTTTGCTCTTCTAGAAGCTTGTTTCTCTGTAGTTGTTCGTCTAGCTTGGTGTTGAGAGATTGAACAGATTCCTGCAAACCTTCGATCTCTTTCTCGTAGGTTGCAGCCATGTTCTCGATATCCTCGCCAGCGATCTCTGAAGCTACGAGAGTCTTGATAGCACGGAACAATTCTAGTTCTCTTGCAGTACCGCTCTCAGCGAGGACTTCTTCTCTGGCAACGTCCTTCAGACTCTCGACCTTGTTGCGAACGAACGCAGCGACACGGGCTTCCATGAGTTTGTTAGCCTCTTCAACGCGCTCTTCAACAATCTGGTCAACCAAACGAACGACCTTATTGATACTCTCCTCAGTAACACCTTCACTGA